TTAATAAATCTTCAAATTCTCCACGCTGTTTTTTTCGTTCTACCTCTTGTTCTTCTTTTTCTTTTAAAGCTGTTTTAGCTACATCAAGATTATCTGTTCCAAGTTCTTTATATATCTTAGAGCGTTCTCTTGCTAATCTAGCTTTGATTGCGTCTTGTAATTGTTTTTCATTATATAAATTTTCTTCAACTTTAGTTTCTTCAACCGCTTCTACTGGTGCAGTTTCTTGAACCGTATCCGTTTTTTGCTCGTCAGCCATAGTCATCTCCTTAGTTATTTATTTAATTATACTATATATTGTAATCATTTGGAAGAATAACGCCTTTTATTTTTTTATTGTCATAAATTGCGTTAGCAACAACATCTATTTCTTCCATTGCATTTAATATAGTTGTTTCTGGCACTTCTTCTTTAAAAATTAATAAATATAAATTGTTAAAATCTTCTAATGTTTCACATTCAAGTAATTTCTCTTGTCGTTCTTTTTTAGTCATATTTACCTCACAAATTTTCTAATATTTTCATTCTTTTTTCAAACTCCTTAACTGTATTAGGAATTATTTCTTTAGCTATTGCATATGCTTTTGGATTGTTTTGAAGAGAAAATAAGTTTGCAAAAATTTCTTTTTCAACAGAACCTCGCTTACCCCAATAACTTTCACTATGACCCCACATATTCATTTTTTTTCTAAATCTACCTTTTGTCATAGCATCAACAATATCACTAAGGTTTGAATAACCATCTCCTTTTAATTCTGTTGAATTTACAAAACCTATTCTTAAATCTGGATTATTCTTACTAAAAATTTCTAGTTTTTCTCTACTAGCTAATTTATCAAACAATCCTTGATATTCTTCAGTATCAATAACATGATAACCCTCTTTACTTCTTCCTGTAAGGTCTGGATTAGTAACGCCTTTAAATTTTCTTTTATCTTTTTCTATTGCATTAAAAAAATCATCATTAGTTTCTGACCATGCTCTTCCTATGGAACTTTTACTTGTAACATAATCAATATGGTGTCCGTATTCGTGAGATATAACATAACTTTTTACGCCCTTACTTCTTTCAGTTGATTTGCTTATAGCGTTTAACTGAGCAGATATTGTTTTAGAACCAGCTAAATAAAAACCTTTTTGATTATTTTTAATTACTTTTGGTTTTTCTAATTTATCAACTATTATTTTTTGTTGATCTGTAAGCTGAGAATTAAAATCATCATCATAGGCTTGTCTTGTTTTTTTACTTCCTCTGTTTAATAATGAACTAATAACAACATCTTTTACATTTGATCTTGATGTACTTGTTGGTTCTATTACTTCTTCTGGAATATCATCTTCTTCTACTTCAACTATAGGAATCCAAGTATGTCTGCATCTATATCCACCTCTAACAATAAATGGATCACCTTCTGCTTTTCCAGCCCAAGAACCTTGCCATATTGCTCTAATTTGTTCTTCCGTATAAGTTCTTCCTACATGAGTTTTACAATGATCTCTGCTATCTCTAACTAATGTTCCAGTATATTTATATTTATCTAGTCCAGCTTCTTTTGCTTTGAATACTGTGAATTGACCATCAAACTGCATAACGCTATCATGGGCTATTTGACTTGCGTAAGTTGACATTGACCGCCCTCTTCTATCTACATCTCCAGTAATTAACCCTCTAATATCCTTAACCATCTCATTAAAAGGCTTACCAGCAATGGCATTTTGATAAACATTAGCTGATATTTCTGTTAAATATCTATTAGCTATCTCCTCAAATCCAGAAAATGATTGAAACTTTAGTTGATTAATCGTTAATAAATCAACCTCTGTTAGTGATTTAAACTTATCTGGAATATTAAGTTGTCCAAACTCTTCCATGAAACTATTTACAATTTGGTCATAATCTCTGACTAGCGTATCAGTATCTATTCTGTACTGCTCCATGTATTGTTTTAAGTCTTTGCGAAGATCAATAGATATTTTAGTTGTTAAAATATTATCGTCATTTGTTGCTTTGGAGATACCAGAAATAATATCTGCTTCTAAGTTCTCTAATGTTTTTTTGATTTGTGCTTCGTGAGAATCAGCTAATCTCTCTAATATTTCTTGCCTTGCCATTATACATTAAAACCTTTTCTCCAAGATTTTAAAGCCCAATAGACTGGGGCTAGGGTTTTTTGTCCTCGCACCTTCTTGAGAATAGCCCCATGTCTTGCTAAGAAACTCTTTTGTCTAGCTGGATTAGACTTTTTAATCTTCATATTAGGGTCACCAAATCTAACCTTCTTAACATTACCAGTTGATCTGTCTTTAACATACACCCCAAACTTCTTACGCTCTCCAGAAGTTCTAAAAGGTTTATTTAATTTAACTGTTCTGCCTTGATACTTTGCCATTATTTTTTCTTTTTTCTTAAATCTAAATCATGTTTTCTTGAGCCACGCAAAAAAGAATTAACTCTACCCATAGACCAAGCCGCCATAGGAACTCTTCTAGAACCAGCACTAAGAAACGCACCTTGCCCTCTTCTGTAAACTTTAGCTAATGTTCCATAAGTATATCTCTTTGACGCTTTAGCTTTACGTCTAAGTGTTGCTTTTGTACTTGCTGATAAAGGTTTTCTAAATCTACTTGCCATTATGCTTTGCTCCTACTTCTCAATAAACTCTTAGGAATGAAGCCACCAGATTTATATAATGATGATACTTTCTTAATTAATTTGGCTCTCTTTTTTCTTTTCTTGCCCTTTAATCCAGATAAATACTTCTTAGGAAGTCCTGTATTTTTGTCTTTAGGTGTTGCTCTACGCTTCTTCGCCATTGTCATCTGTAGGTAATGTTGTTGAGAATTGACCAATAGCTGTTGTACTAGAGTCTATTTCATTATTAATTGAATTAATTGCTTCATCATCATCTACAACTGCTCTTGCAATTTGTTTATCTATTTCTTTAATAAATGTTTCTGACTTAACTCCACTAGCTTTAGCTACTTGTAAGTATTGTAAATCAGCCGCATAATCTCTTAAATCAAATGTATCTGGATAATCTATTTCACCATCAAATGCTTTGTTCTGCCATTTAGCAAAAAATGACCAAATCATTTCCTCTGCATTTTCTAATAAATCAGCCTTTTCAGATAGCCTTGCATTTAGTAACTGGAACTCAGTTTGTAATGCAATACCAGAATTAACAGTTTTTTCAGTACCTCTAACTGAACCCATATGTGTTATTCTATCAATAGCACTAACTTTCATCTGAATAGTTTTCATTATGCTGTCTAGTGATTGAGAACTAGGCTGAATGATATAAGGTTTCAAGTTAGCGTCCAAATCTTCTGGCATCTCAATAATAGAACCAGCACCAGCACTAGCTTCAACATTAGGTGTTTTAACTAAACTAGGGTGGTTAGATAATCTGATTAACTGCTCAATCTCTGAATAATCATTGTAAATAGACTGTTGTAATTCTGCAACATCTGACAAATCACTTATACCTATTGCTCTTCTTTGTGATTTTTGATTGTATAAAATAACTGCTGGTATTTCTCCAATAGCGTTTGGTTGTTCATCAATCTTAACAGGCTTAGATGTAGCATAATCCTTCATATACTGATCTACTCTATACGTTGTAATATCTTCTGGAGTCCAAACTTTAATAATTGCTCTATCTTCGTTTATATCTTCAACAATAGTTAATGATGTTAAGAAGTATCTACCATTAGGCAATCTTTGATATTCCCAGTTCGTCACATTCTCTGGAGTATAGATTGATATGTATGGTCTAATGTCTTGTTGTAGTTCTTCTGCTCTAGTCTTAGCTACTGTTGCTGGTTTATCTATAATAGCCCAACATGAACCATAAACTGAAGCGTGGATTTGCATATCTTTAATTACATTATGAAATGATCTACCATCTAAATCAGCATCTTTGAGAAATGACTCAAGCTGGGGGTCGCCAGTCATTGAGCCATAATCTCTCGTGGGAGGAACTCTAAATAAAAAACTTGAATAAATTTGGACTACATTGCGGCAATGATTATCTAAGGGTGTAAAATCAATACGCTTTATGTATTCATCATCAGCTTCTAAAATATATCTATTTAAAAAATACCCACTAGAAAAATCATCTCCACCTACATATGATCTATAGTGAAAATTCCAGTTCTTAAGACTATCATCATAATCTCCATGTTTAGCTACTAAAAATTCTCTACTATAATCTGCCATCAACTCCACCTAGTTGGTTCACTTGGTTTAAACTCTCTACGCAAAGGAAACATATATTCTACCATGTAGCCTAACGCATCATTAAAATGGTCAAAGCCACTATCTTTATCTGGAACACTTGTTCCCTCTTTGTATATCTGTCTTTCTAAACTCTTAATTAAGTTT